TACCAACATCAACGTTCAAGTGTACGGAACACCGGGAATGGACGAAGAGGCTTTGGCGAACGCTGTTGTGCGTAAAATTGAAAGCCAGCAGCGGTCGATGGCGGAGCGGAGGTAATCGTGGCTGACAGAAGGTCCAACCTCAGAACAATCAAGGTGTCCGCACGTTCACGTTCCACGCTGCGTTCTATCGTGAATCGTGACGGTCTGATCACCACCGACGAGTCTGGTGTCGTGTATCCGAAGATGAGGGCGCGCCCCACCAGCACTCAGAGCGACGTGTTGGAGTTCACGTTCCCATTCCCGCCTACTCAGGTGAGTTATTCGGAAGTTGCGCCGGAGATCGCAGAGATTGAACGACCCGGCCAGAAACCGTTGATCACGTTTTCCCGTTTCAAGGCTCGTCGTGTCAGCCTTGAGTTCCTTGTCGCTGTGCCGTATGACGGTTTGCGTGTGAACGTTGAGGAAAGCATTGAAGTGTTGCGTTCAATCGCGAACAGTGGGCGACCGGTGTCGTTCTACAACGCGGACAGTTTTTTGGGTGGCACCACACCTCAGGGAATAACGACGAACGGTATCTACTGGTCGATTACGGACATGAGTTTTGAATCGGTGCGCCGAAACGCGGATCAACGCATCACGCAGGCATCAGTCAGGATGAGCATTGTTGAAAACGACAACCCGGGAGATATTCAAGTAATCACTTTGCCGGACATCGTTTACACTGAAACTCCAGCAACCCAGAACACACGGGACGAAGAGGCTGACGCGGAAACTGATTTTATTTCGTGGACCGAAAGTTGGGAGCGGTACGGCAGACCGCTTATCGGCGACTGAGCACGCTGAGCCATGGCTAACTTCATTCCCATCGATTCGAACCTGATTGCGATCAGTAGCCCCTCTGGCCAGAATCTTGATATTGCGCCAGCGATCACAAGGCTCTCCGTTTCGTTCACAATGGACATGTGTTCGGAAATCAACTTTGAAATTTTGGATCCCGGATTCAAATTCGCTAAAGCAAACTACTTTCAAATTAGGCGAGACGTTATTTACTCGGGAATGCTTTTTGAGATAAGTGCCGTTGAGGTGCAGAGGAGTTCTGGCTACGACCCCCTGTACAGGATTTCGGCAAGAAGTAAGCCTGTTCAGTTGATGAAGCGAGACAAAGGCGCAGAAGCGTTCACTGGCATGACCCCAACACAGTTCGCAGGGGCTATTGCTGCGCGATTCAGCATGGGATTCTTTGGCCAAGAGACAACCAAATCGCAGACAATCGTAAAGGGAAGAAGCGCAAACGTTGACGAATCTGTTTGGGATGTTCTGACCAGAGTTGCGAACGACAACCAATTCGTTGTATTTGAAACCAACAACATTCTTTTTTTTACATCACAAACAAACCTTGCTGGCAAATGGGGTGATCCAGAGTTCATTTTCCAAGGCAATACGCTGATCCCGTTCGGCTGGCCGGAAAACGCAGAAGGAACCTTCGCAGGAGCATCAGATAGATACCAACTGATGGACATGCCCACTCTGCGTCGTTCAGACGATGATCCGATGGACGCGGAAGGCAGCATCCTTGTTGAACGAACCAACGGTCGTCAACTGCGTCCGGGCATGACGATAAACCTCACTGGAATACCCGATTTTGAAGGCTTGTATCTGATCACTGCTGTTGACTTTGACGAAGGTGTATCTGATCCGGTCACTGTTTCCTTCCGCATCCCTGCCGACCCAGAAGCGCCAACCGGTTCCGGTGGGGGTGGCTATACCGGTGAAACAGCAGACTCCTCTGCGCTCCCATCAGATATTGAGTCATTGCTAAATGATCAGATCAAGCGACTGATGGGATACGACGAGGCCGGTGTTCCTTACGCTGACCATTCAAACCAGTATGCGACGTACAAAAACGCCGCCAGAAGAGAAGCAGAAGAAGTCTGGGAGCAGGTCACGTACGACGCAAAAAATGAGGCGTTTGCGCAGGCGCTTATAAATGTCGGTGGTGCGGACAGCATTGTCGGCAGAGCGCTTATTTCGGCACGGGAAACACTGTTCCGCAACCTTTCAACTTCGCAAGAAGTTCGAATCCCGACAGGTTTAAGAAACGCAATAGCAAATGCTACGGTTTACGTAATCGGATCATCGTCTGGTTCGTTTTATACCAGAATGTTTAACGCCGCAATACGTGACGCAAAAACTCTTTGGGAAGCAACAAGTGTCACCGAACAAAATGGGATTTACGCTCGGTTGAGGGCGAAGTATGGGACGCAATCACCGCATTACAGAATTATCAACCAGCCAGAGGTTAGGAGGCTGGTAAGGTACGAAATGCCCAACTTGCTTAGCGTGAACAGAAATAGGACGTTTGTGCTGTGATGAACTATACCTCGCCATCAAAAACAGCATCAAATCCGCTTACCCAGTCCGGACTGTACGTTGGCAATGTCACCAGATCTGATGGCGTAGGGGTGTTCGTCACGATCCCCCAAATTGTTCCAGATTTTGCTTTCGGACCATGCCTGAGGCTTGGAGTTGGGGTATCGGGAATCACATACGACGGAGAAGCCAGCAGCACCATCGAAGTGGGAACAAAAGTACTGTGCGGTTTCCTCAACAACCAGTTTGACGAGGTAGTGATCCTCGGGGAAGTCCTCTGATAGCCACAGAAACGTGGCAAAATGTCATTATGGACACCTTGCGCTTCCCCATCAGGTTTTCCTCAGGAAACGTGGAAAATCTGACCGAAGGCTCAGACGCCTACTATGCGCAACTCCTCGCCCTCGCCGCACAAATAAAGCCCGGAGAACTTCCCCTCACCCCAGAGTTCGGGTGCGAAGATCCAGTATTCGACAGAGAATCACGAGACCAACTTGCGTTGACGGCAGCATATTTCGTACCGGAAGTTGCCATCGAAAGCCTAGACATCGCCGAAAGCGACTCAGGCGAATCGCAAATCAAAATCACCTTTTCGGTCAGGGAGTAAGTAATGGCCTCACCAGACTTCAAGCAGTACGTGGACCTGACGGTCAACGACGTACAGCCAGCAGACATCTATGCGGAAGCCATCACCTACGCCCAGACGGCTCTCCCGGAGTTCCAGCCACGCCAAGGCACCGTAGAAGACGCCCTGCTACAAGCCATGTCATACGTCGCTGGCGTGATGACCGGTTCAATCAACCGTCTTCCGAACGGCCTGATGGAAGGCGTGCTGCGCCTCATCGGTTTGGAACGCGCCGAGGCAACATTCGCAACCGGAAATGTCGTGTTCACCGCCATCGATACTGCTGGGGCGACAATCCCGGCAGGCACACAGGTGTCATACCTTGAGACGGTTGACGGGATCAGCACCCAACACATTTTCTACACCACGCAGTCAGCAACAATTGCCTCGGGTTCATCAACAAGCGGTGACGTTCCCGTGGTGGCACTTAGTGCCGGTTTGAAGCCGTTTATCGCAGACGGAACATCGTTGACGATCCTTGTTGCATCAAACCGTCTTCTTTCATGCGCAACATCTGGAACACTCACCCAAGGTGCTGTTGGGGAAAGCGACGAAGATTATTTCGATCGTGGAACAACCTATTTGGCAAGCCTGTCCGAAGCGCTCGTAACCCCGCTACAGATCACCAACTATGTTCTTGCGAACTACGCCGAAGCACACCGTGTAACCACAATCAACAATGCGCTCATCGACCAGTCTGACGGTGTAACAATTTTTGAGAGCAGCGGAAATCTTGGTGCGTCGCTCACGGCGGACCCGAACAACGATTTTTCCGCTGTCCCTTCGGCTGGGGACAAGTTTGTGATCCACGGAGCAAGCGACGCCAAGTTCAATGGAGAGTTTGAAGTCGGATCGGTGGGATCATCACCTGACAGGGTTATCTATTTCACGAACACGGTTGGTGCTTCAACTGGCGAGGTGTACAGCGACGGATACCACCTTGACATAATCGAAGGATTGTCGACTGGTAGGACGGATGTTGGTGGCTCCACGGTAACCATCGTGTCAGGCGAAGAAGGCGCTTCACTGACAGCAGCCGACAAGGAAACGATCCGTTCTGACGTTGATGGACGACTGATTGCCGGACTGAACTACTACATCGTCAACGCCCTGCTGGTAAACATCGAAGTTTCAATCACCATCAAAGTTTTGGCAGGCTTCGATGAACTATCCGTCAGAACGGCAGTAGACACCGTGATCACCGACTATCTGTCCGCTGACAGTTGGGACTGGTCGACACGGGTACGGGCAAACTCCATCCTGACACGTGCCTCTCAAGTAAACGGCGTTGATTATGTGGATGATGTGACAATCGCTCTTGACGCGGGAGAAACCAAAGGGTCAATTGATGGCTCCTCAGGTGACTGTCTTTTCTCGTACGACGGCTCGCTGCCGGTCGCAACAGTTTCTGTCGGCGCCCTCTAAGGGAGGCGAACCATGGCACATGGAGCAAACAGTTTTCAAGAAACAGCGCAACTTGTTGTAAATCTGTTGCCCGAATCAGACGCAAATCTTGTCAATACTGTCGGATCGTGGAGTGTGACGAGTGGAAACGCGACCGTCGCAACCGACGCAGACATGCTTGTATTTCCGGGGATTGAGTACAGCCCGCGTCACAGCCTGAGAATTACGCCGACGGACACCAACCCCGTAACATTGACTGTCGACAATGTGTCTTCTGCGATTGAGGACCGTGGGGACGATTTCTCATTCCATTATCGGATTAAATCTGACAGAAACGTCACGGCTAAAACAACTTTGACGCGGATCAGTTCATC